ATAAGTATTAATTTAATATAATTATTAATTTAATATAAGTATTAATTTAATATAAGTATTAATTTAATATAAGTATTAATTTAATATCATCCATATTATCATTTAAAAATGAAAGAATTTTTTGTAAAAGCAAAACAATTAATTCAGGAATTAATTCTTCTTAGACATAATCAAAGTGATTGGTTTATTAAATTAGAACGTAAAAAAGATTCAACAGCAACACAATTTAAAATAAAAAATTATATGAAATGGGTTGTATTATTAGATACACAAATTAAAAATAGCATACAGATAAATACAATTAGTGATATAAAAACATTAAAATTTACTGAAAAACTTGAAACTAAATTATGTGAATTATTTGATAATGGAGATATAAAAGATATTGATGAAACGAAACTAGATATTATTAAACTTGAGAAAGAATATAAAATTAAAAATTGTCATACCGATACAACATTAAATTCTAATAATTGTATTAATACAGATACTAATTTAAGTAATAGTATTGTAAGTGTAGATAGTTCAATTGATGATACTGATGAAATAATTATGAAAGAAAATGAAAGTGATAAGACGAGTAAATCTATTAAACAATTAGAGACTATTAAACTTGAACCTAATAAAAAACAAAAAACAGATAAATGTAAAAAAACAGATAATAATAGTAGTAAAATAAATACTACTAATTTAGAATCAATACCTAAAATAATGGCATCTATACCTCGTCCTACTGATACTAGAGGTGGGGCTATTTATGACTTACAATTATTACATGGTGTTGGTCCAAAATCAGCACTTCAATTATATGAAAAAGGTATTACATTAGAAGGTTTAATGAAAGAATGGACTGATCTAATTTCACAAAATCCAAAAAAATCAATACTTTTAACACAAAAAATGGATAAACCATCTGCTTATACAACTGAAAAATGGAATAGTATCGTGAATTGGCAAAAACAAACTATTCTAGATACTCATTTAAAACAAACATTAGAAAATGAAACTAAATTATTACATAAAATACATAAAAGCACATTAGTAGGTCTAAAATATTTTCACGATATAACTCAAAAAATACCTAGAGAAGAAATTGTAAAAGCCGAAACGATACTTATACGTGTAGCAGAGCATATGAATAAAGACATAAAAGTAATGTTATGTGGTTCATATAGACGAGGACGTGATAAATCAGGAGATATTGATTGTTGTTTATTTCACCCTTCTATTAAAACACTAGATGATATTAAGACAAATAAATATAATATTTTAGCAAATTTTGTAGAAATGTTAATTAATGTTGATTTTATTATAGACCAATTGGATATGGGATTACAAAAATTTATGGGAATGTGTATGATTAAACAATCAAATAAAAAAAATAATGTTGCTAGACGTTTAGATATTAGATTTATGCCATACGATAGTTATGGTTCAGCCATATTATATTTTACAGGAAGTGCTAATTTTAATACAGATATTAGAAAAATAGCAATTGATAAAGGATATAGTTTAAGTGAATTTGGATTTAAAAATAAGAATGATAATACATTAATACCTTGTGCTACAGAAGAAGATGTCTTTAAATTTTTAAATATACCTTATAAAACACCAAAAGAAAGAGATATATAGACTTATTATATATAATTAATTTACTTTTTATTTTTTAGGTTCATTATATTTTAAATATTCATTAAAAACAACAGCATTTTTCTTATTTATATTTTCTAAATATTTATTCCAAAACATATTATTTAATTTATCTAAAATTATATTATTGTTTTTATTTTTATTGTTTTTTATTTCATTAACTTTATTTATCAGTGCTGTTATTTCTATACCATTGTTTTTAATACTATTATTTAGAATGTTTAAATTATTTAAATACATAGTGCTATTGTCATCATAAAACTTTTCAAATGTTTTAATTTTAATATTATTATCAAATCTTATCTCTTTATTATTATATATAAATAAATACATTATACAAAATAATAATACTATTACAAAAATATATAATAATATAATTTTAATATTTTCTTTTAACATTTTATTTATTATATTAATTTATTATAATTTATTTATATTTATTTATATTAATTTATATTAATTTATTATAATTTATTATAATTTATTTATATTAATTTATTATATTATATAAATATTTATATTTTAAATAATTTGTAATTTAATGCTTATTTTAGAAAAAAATAGACATTATAAAAAAATTAATAAAAATTGATTTTTTTATTCTTTAATAAAAATAAGTGTATATATATAACTAGAATTTTATGTATTTATTTACATAAAATATAAATAAATACATAAAATTCTAGTTATAAATATAAAACAAAAAAGCAATTAAATATTTAAAATGTTTAATATGCAATATCAAATAATCATATAGATTATTAGATTGTGGTGAGATATTAATTAAGTTTTAATTTATATAATTATCGAGTAGTTTTTACTGATTACGAGTATTTTACATATAATTAACTTAAGAAATTGAGGTAGTTCTATTATTTATACTTATTTATTTAGCAATTAACAAAATATAATTAATTATGAATCTAGAGAAACTTAATATTTTTAATAGATTTGTAATCAAATAATAATTACAACTTAGGCTTTTATACTAAAGTATAAAACATTTATCTTTCCAATTTTTTTTTATTTTTATTTTTATTTTTATTTTTAATTGTGTGTGTAGTTAATTATTTTACTTAATTATTTTACTTAATTATTTATATCATTATCTAGAGATTTATCTAAACAAGTTTTATTTATATTATTATATTGTGGTGTATTATATAATTCATTTAACATAATTTCAGCATATTTTGAATCTGTAATAAACGTATTTGGTTTTGATGATTTATATACAACATCTATTTGATTAAGTGTTGGTTCTAATTTATTATATGGTTCTGGAGATTGATTATTATTAATATTAATATTATTATTATTACTATTAATTATTTCATTTTGATTTCTATTTTGAATAAAATTCTTAGGTATAAATGTTATTTCATTAATATCATTTTCATTTTTTAGTTTTGTTTCTAATTCATTTTTATAATTTTCTCTTATATATTTGTTATGTTGTTTATATTTAAGATTGTTTTTACTCATTATATTTATAAATAAATCTACTGTTTTAGACTTATTAAAATTATAAGAACTATATATTATTAAAATGGATATGAATAAAGCGGATTGAATATAATTATTCCACATACATAAATCTAATATAATAGTTATAACTAAAACTAAAAGTATAAATGATTTATGTTTTTTTATATTTTCAATTCTATTGAATAAATTATAAATTATTATCAATACTAAAGTTTGGTATAATAATTGATTAAATGAATTAAATTCATTAGAAGCATCTTTTAAAACTATATTAAACTCTTTTTGGTTCATTTGAATATTTATAATTCTATTAATATATTTATATTCTATTAGTATATTATTATATAATAATTTGAAAATTTATAAAAATAAAATAATAAAATAATAGAGTATTTTGTTAAATAATTAAAGTATATTATTTAACAGAATAACATATGTAAAACTATGTATAATCCTAAGAAATCAGTAGTATTGACTTTCTTAACACCAGGAAATATTCTAACAACACTGTCATTAAAAATAACACTACCAATAAACATAACGAAATATATAATGATAAATAAGACAAAAAAATAGATGAGTTGTTGACCGAAGGACATTTCTTCTAAAGTATCATTGTTATTTGTAAAGGCAGATTTACCAGATAATGTATTTGAAATACCATTAGCCATAGAATGAATAGATGAGACAGATAAAGTCATTTTTAATATAATATATATACTTGAATTAAATATAAAGTTTAAAGTTGATTAAATTAAATAATAATTTATTATTATTAAGAAAGAAAATAATTTTAATTAAAACTGAAAAAAATAAATTAAAATTAAATAACTATAATTTATTATCATTATAATAATTAGGTCTAATAATAGGAACAGAAATACCAGGTAATAATTTTTGTAAGTTCATTAAATCTTTTATTATGTTTTCTAATGTTTTATCTTCTAAAAATTCATAAAATTCACCATATTTATCTTGCTTATTTTTTTTATTTAATGTTTTTAAAAAATTATCAACTTTTTCAAACATATCTAACCCACCTAATATAATTAAATCTAAATGTTCTGTTTCACTTGTTAATTTACCAGCCATTGGATAAGGTTTTGTTATATCATGAGATGCTGGTATTCTAAGTAATTTAAATACAAAGTTTATATCTTCTTTACCAACAGCAGTTTCTATTAATGTTATATATTTAGTTATAATTCTATAAATATAATAGGCTAAATACTGTTTTGATAAGACTTGAGTATTTATTAAACTTTTTTGATTTTTTTCACTTTTTATTAATTCATAAATATTATATATATTAGTCTTAAATTTTTCCATTTTATTAAATTCTTGGTATTTAACTTTTATACTATATACATATATTATTTTAGTTTATTATATTTTTTTACTTTATTATATTATTTTACTTTATTATATTATTTTACTTTATTATATTATTTTAGTTTATTATATTATTTATAAATACTTACCATCTTTCATAAAATGATAACATAATTCTTTTGATGGCTTTTCTTTATAATTACCGTGTATTAAATGAATTAAATGTAATTTACAATAATTTGTATTTTTATATTTATTTTTTTTACATTGTTCTCCTATAGTATAGTTTTCATTAAATAATTCATTATTAATATCATTAAAATCTATTACTTTAAATACTTTATCTATTTCACTAACTTTTTTTTTTGTTTTTTTATCTAAAATATTATTGCTCCATACTCTAGCACAACAGTTGTTTTTATAATTAATTTTTTTTATATAAATTTTTTTAATTTGTGTAGTAGATTTATACTTTTTACTAGATTTATTATTTTTAGTTAAATTAATTTTAGTTAAATTATTTTTTATTAAATTATTTTTTATTAAATTATTTTTTATTAAGTCTAATTCTTTTTGTATATATTCTTTTTTAAATGTCTTTGGATTATTTTTACTAATAACTGTTAATAAATTTATAAGTTTATCATTTATAATACTATCTATTAATTTATCATATAAACTTTGATTTTTGGTTATTGTATTGGTTATTTTATTATCTATTGATATAGTCATTATAAACTATACATTATTTATTCTAATTTATTTCTTATTTTATTTAATTTTTTTTTCAATTTTTAATATTAGTTAATTTTATTTTATTTAATTTTATTTAATTTTATTTTATTTAATTTTATTTAATTTTATTTTATTTAATTTTTCTAAAACTAATTAAATATATTTTCAATAAATTTTTACAAATTCTTTTAAATTATTATCTAATTAATAATTAATAAAATAAATATATTTATTACTCATCGCTAGATACTTTTATTAAATAGTATATATTAAATACTAATAAAAATGGTTAAAATTGTTAAACAAATGATGCGTTCGCTTCGTAAAGCCATTACGTTAGGTAGCAAAAAACGTTCTACTAGAAAGAATACTAAAAAAACATACAACCATAAAGGTGGTGCTCTTTATAGTTTTAATTTACTTGATAAAATTGGTGGATTACCCGCACAATTAGGTCTTAATGGAACTGTTGATGGCGATTGCCCTAAAGGTAATGTTACCGACTTTGGTCATAATAACTATGCTATTGCCAAAGGTGGTTCTAGAAAGAATAAAATGAACAGACGTTCTAAAAAAACTAAAAAAGTCAAAGTAGTAAAGAAATCTAAGTCTGGAAAATCTAAGTCTGGAAAATCTAAATCTGGAAAATCTAAGTCTGGAAAATCTAAGTCTGGAAAATCTAAGTCTAGAAAATCTAAGTCTGGAAAATCTAAGTCTAGAAAATCTAAGTCTGGAAAATCTAATAAATCTAAATCTAAAAAACACTAAATTAGTTTATTATAACTAATACATTAATTTAATTTATTATTATTATTTTTTTCGTTTTATTTACAATTATAGATTATATATATTATATAATAAATCAATTATAATTACATAAATAATTATAAATACATAAATACTTCAACTCTATTAATATTTAAATAAAGGTAAAATGGAAGATACAAATGTTGCTATTTTAGTTGATGCTAAAGAAGAATATACTAAACAACTTATTAGTATATTAAAATCGTGTATTTATCAAGGTGTTAAAAGTATTTATATGGATTCCAAAGATATTTGTCATCAAGATAATACTCCAGATAATGTATTAATTACATTTCAAGATTTATTAAGTCGTATTCCCAAATGGTCTCAAGATATTATTAATAAAGAATTTGAAAGAATATCAAATGTAAGTAAATGTGATTATATTGATGATTTATTAAAAGTTGTTTATGTTAGTCATATTAAAGTATTAACTATCGTCCATAGAGCCCAAAATAATAAAAAATTATCTTTAAAAATACCAAGTGGAGGACATTTTATACACCTTTGTTATATAGAATGTGCTAGAGAATTCTGGAAAGACCCTTATTTATTAAGCGACCGTGGAAGCAAATTCGAACAACAAAAAAATATGAGGGAAAGTGAAACAATGATTGCCGAATGTATCAATGAAACGATAAGAAAACAATTACCAGTTAGACATATCTTAAAAGAATTTTTAAATGAACCTGATGAAGATATTAATGAACAATCAGATGATACTGATATTAAAGAACCTATAAATAAAAAATACCTTAAAAAATTAGAAAGTGTTGTTAAAAAAGAATTAAAAACAACACATACAAATGAAAATAATGATATTAACATTGAATTAATTAGAAAAGTTATTAGAGAAGAAATGCAAGGTCAATCAATAGATAATAAAAATAACACAAAGATTGAAAAAGATTTAGTATCAAATGTTATTGAAAAAATTGTTGAACAATCAACTGAAGACAGTGTTGAAAAGAGTGTTGAAAAGAGTGTTGAAAATAGTGTTGAAAAGAGTGTTGAAACTTTTGAAAATAACAATGAAATGAATAAAGACACTGTTGTTGCTCCTATTGTCGAACCTATTGTTGCTCCTATTGTTGAGACTATGGTTGAGCCTATGGTTGAACCTATGGTTGTTGATGAACCTGTTGTTAATGAACCTATGGTTGTTGATGAACCTGTTGTTGTTAAACCTGTTCTTGAAGTTAAACCTGAACCTATAGTAGAAGTTAAATCCGAACCTGTTGTAGAACTTAAACCCGAACCTGTTATTGTAGAAGATAATGAAATTTCAAATACCAATCTTGATAGTATTTTAAATGAAAATAATAATAATAATTATAATGAAAATCAAACTAATGATACATTAATGTCTATACAAAATAATGATAAAATCGCAATTAATAATATAGATGAAATTAATTTAAATCTTGACGAATTAGATATTGATAGTGAATGTGAAGAAA